AAAGTGCGACCATTTTTCATCTAGAAAATCGGCCTTAGTATTTATACCTAGTCTAAAATTCCAAGCTATTAACAATGGCTTCTCCGACGGCTTTTGTTACTAGTTTTAGTTCATCATGAGAAGCATTGCTTTTAATTTGATTAGCGCGATGGCTAATTATCCATACGTTGCCTTTGACATAGCCTTTTGATGGGTCAATGCGATCCAGGGAGGGGCTATTAGGGAGAGCAATAGAAGCAGTGCTACGTCGTCGGGACCATTCCAGGGGCGTATTAAAGACTGGGCAATGAGACAGGACGATAGAGCGAACATAGGCAAGATCAATATCAAAGGGGAGGTTTTTATTTTTTGCGCGTGCTCTTGCTTTAGCCACCATATCTTTTGTTTGACGCATCACTGGATTTTGGAGATCGTACTGGTGGTCGTAATTCATGAAGCAGCAAGTTCTTGCAAAATATTAACCAAGAAAAACCCAATAGCACTATGCCGAAAGCAAGCCGTAGGCGCCGCTTGAGGCATTTCTAGAGATCTCAGTCAATTGGCTAGATCAATGGAGCCCCTCAAGGGGCGAAATGACGTGCTAATCAAAAATCTGCACAAGGCAATTCGCGCATTCTCCTTTTCCATCGCTCTTAATGCCAGAAAGCGGCCCTTTAAGGGGCCGCTGGTCATGAGATGAAGATTGAAAACGCTTGTTTTCAGCCTTTCCCGCAGCGACGCATAGTAATCGCGATCCATCACATGGGATCTGGATCAGCCCTTTGTTTTTCGCCGCTTGTCTGGAGCGTTCCGCCCTTTGGGGGCTCCACTACAGGAGAGTTCAGCGGCTTGTCTAGCCTTTTGTCCAGTAGACGTTCCGACGCTTTAGGCGTCTCCACTCAGTAGGAGGTACTGGCTTAAGGAACGTCGTCTAGACCAGCGGTGCTGCCCCTGCTTGCACTAGGCAGCAGCTCCGCTTCAGCTATCGTATCTCGCACTGTGGCTCAAATGTGCCGTTTTTGGTATCGTGATGAACATTATGACTAAATTCTTCCAAGTTTTTTAAGCATTCAATGAGAAAGCTGCATTTTGTATTAAATAGCACTTGCGCAATTATTGATAACGACTAGCGTGAGATGATCTTCGCAAAGCTTCTATGTGGGGCCTTCCTGATCGCCAGCCATTTAATATTGGCCCGTATAAATTGTGGCCATGTTTTAGCAAGCCAGAATTTCAATGGTTTGCTGCTATTGACGGACAACCGCATTATTTCCGCACGACTAATGAAGCGAAGCTTTACGTGCGCGACCTCTTAGCCGTGAGCGACGAGGAGGGACTCTGTGATTAAGCTTAATTTCCTCTTCACCATCGCTTCCCTGCGCTAGCCTGCTTCTGTTGATTCTCGGGGGACCATGGTCCCCTTTTGTCGTCTTATGAAGCTGAAGGAAAAGGCAAAATGTGAGCCAATTGCCCGCACGGGGCGCGTTCAAGATTGGCTGGATAGTCCTGATGGACGCCTGCCTGTGAGTTGCACGGTGTTCAACGTAGAAGATTCAATGGAGGGCGAAGATGGCATTGAAGCGTCTTGGCGGTTTGTTAGCCATGGTTTGCGCAATGGTGCGGGGGTCGCTGTTCATTTATCTTCTCTGCGCGAAAGGGGCGCTGAAAATGGCAAAGGCCTCGTGGCAAGCGGGCCAGTAAGTTTTGGCAAGATTTATTCCACGCTTAATGAAATCTTGCGTAGGGGCGGTTTATATAAAAATGGGGCTGTAGTTCTTCATCTTGACTATACAAGCCCTGATGCCATTGAATTTGTTAGTGCATCACGTAGTGAGCTTCCTTGGGTGAAGCGTTGTTTAAACGTTGATGACAATTTTCTTTCTGCATCGTCTCCTGAGCTGATTAATGCCTGTCTTCGTTCCATCTCTTCTGGCGATCTCTGGCTCAACAAAATCCGATATAACAATCGTGGAGAACGCATCAGGGCCAATGTCTGTTTGGAGGTATATCTTCCGCATCGTGGTACTTGTCTTCTTCAGCACGTTAATTTGGGCGCATGCACACTGGAGAATATTCAGGGAGCATTTGTCGAGGGCATGATGCAGCTTTGTGAGCTGCATCCTGGCACTGGCGTTGGCGACACGGGCGAATATCTGCCGCCTGTTATTGACAAGCAAATTGGTCTGGGCGTGTTGGGCCTAGCTAATTTCCTTGCCATTCATAGCATTAGCTATGAAGATTTTGGTAATGCATTGGAAGCATTCCTTGCGGAAGATGCTCGTGGTTGGAATGATTTTTGGAAGAACACCATTTCTGGAGAGGCCGTCTGGCAAATTGATCAGGGCATTCAGAAAGCTGCGGAAGTTGCTCGTGAGCATGGCATGGAACGTGCTTTTTGCATTGCTCCCACTGCATCGTGCTCCTATCGCTATTTAGACACGCGGGGCTTCACTACCACGCCTGAAATTGCTCCTCCCATTGCTCGCACTGTTGATCGTGACTCTGGCACTTTTGGCGTGGAGAGCTTTGACTATGGCGAAGTGGAAACGGCTGCGGAAGTGGGCTGGGAAGCTTTCTTCAAGACTGCCAATGGACTAGTTCAGTTGTACCAACGCACAGGCTTGTTCCATGGCTATTCGTTTAATTCTTGGTCAGACATTGTGAATTATGACGAAGTGTTCCTGAAGGATTGGCTAGACTCTCCTCAGACGAGCCTCTATTACAGCTTGCAAGTCCTGCCTGACACTCAGCGCAAGGATGATGCATATGCTGCGTTGGACGATGACTTTAAGAGCATGTTTGGTCTCAATGAAGAGACCGAGCAGGATTCTGCGTCTTGTTCCGTAGAGGCTGGATTCTGCGCTGCCTGCGCTGAATAGCAAAAAAAGAAGGGGCCCAAAGGCCCCTTTTCTCCTCACCATTGAACGATACTACGACCATGGTCACGAAGAGTCCTTATTTGTCGATGATTGCTAAAAAACGGCCTTGGCAGGCCGTTGCCGTGGACAAGGGCGTTGTGCAGGAAGGCAGCGAGGCCACTCTTGGTAAGCTGCTGGCACTGCGTCATTTGGAACTGCCTGTGAAGGACTTTCTGGAGCAGGGGCTAGAGCGTGATCTGCCTTCCACGCCTGGCGTTGTGGAAGCCCTTCGTCATAACCAGGAAGATGAACAGCGTCATGATCAGGCCCTCAACTACATTGTTGCTGCCCATGGTGCCGATGAAAAGGCCGAGAAGGAAGTGGAAGGCATTCTGAATGCATGGCAGGAGCATCCTGCCCACCCCATTTTGAAAGCTGCCATTTTGGAGCGCAGCATCTTCTTTGTTGTGCTGCCGTTCTTCCGCTTTAATGGCGATATGGGCATTCGCACTGTGGCTGCTGATATTAGCCGTGACGAGATTACCCACGTTGGCGTGCATAGTCTTGTGGCTAAGGAACTAGGGGAGGATGCTGGTCAGAGCTTGAATAAGCTGCGTCGCGCCACTGCATTGTGGGCATTTGATGCGCTGGGTGCCAGCGAGAACAAATGGTTGAACAAAGATTTCTGGCTCAAGCAGAGTGACAGCTTGTTTGAGAAGGGCAAAGCAGATGGTCTGGCAGAAACGCAACGGAGCCGGATGCCAGCGTTCTTTGAGGCAGCGAATACCAACTTGCCTTCCTACGGCAGGGCTTGACGTTATATTGAGCGAGTTCCCGCTCTGCGCTAGCATCGGGCAGACAGAGCCTAAGCCTCTGAAGCGATTAGCTCTTGTTAATCGCTTCACGTTTAGGCCATCTGGTCCTGAAGTGTTGGCACACGTCATGCAGATAGCATGGAATACTGAGTTCGATTCTCAGCAGCGCCTTTTATTCATTGAACCATGGTCAATTGCTGGCTCACGTCAGACAATCACTTCTGTCACGATAAGGCCTATACGTTTTTAAGGCCTGATGGCAAGAAGCTGCGTCCCTTTAAGGACGCAGCAGAAGGTGATGCATTCATGGTTGAACAATGGAACAAGAAAGTGGGGCCAAAAGATAGGATTTACGTGCTGGGGGACGTGGCTATTGCCCGTCGCGGCTTAAAGATTCTGGAACAGCTCAATGGAAGGAAAGTGCTAGTGCGTGGCAATCACGATATTTTCAAGCTGCAAGACTACGCGCAATATTTCGACGACATTCGTGGATGTTTTTACCACCATGAATTCATGATGAGCCATATTCCCCTCCATCCAGAACTGTTTGAACAGCGATTTAAAGGAAATATTCACGGACATTTACATTCTCATAATGTAAGAATGCCTGATGGAAGCTTAGATAGGCGCTATTTTAATTGTTGTGTAGAACAACACAACTTTGCGCCTGTTCATTGGGACGAGGCGATGCAATACTTTTCCCATGACGGAACGCCGGACTTTCAACACGCCGTTGCGTGAGCCGCTCAATCCCATCATTTATCAATCTTTGCGAGCCATTGATTGGCACAATGCCCAATATTTTCTCACCATGGACCAGTGGCATCTGGAAAAAGCTGCCATCATTAGGCAATATGTCAGAGAGCTAAAGGCTTGGATTTATGAGCAGGAAGAACGTATGGAGAGTGTGGGCGAAGGCGCTAGGGGAGAAGGCGAGCAGGCATGATCACGAAGCAGACAAAGTGGCGCTCATCCGCACATTGATTTTTGCATCGTATTTGATTACTAACGTTGCCATTGTTGCTAACGCAGCTAGGCATTGGGAAAAAGAAAGGCCCGCCGAAGCGGGCCAATGTGCTCAAAGCAAATAGTAGGCTCAGAACCAATGGGGCTTAGGCACATAAGCAACGCCGCGATAGACGAGGCTTGCATGTTGTGCTTCACGCAGGCGAGCGGCCTTCTCAAGCTGCTCTTTGATCAAAGCGAGAGGGTTCATGATGGTTCCCGATGATGCTGGTCCCGTTCCGTACCAGCAAGTCATGCGCCCCTTGCGGGGTGAACGTACCATCAGTGTAGCAAAGTGCCCTCGGTGGGATTTGAACCCACATGAAGAAAATTCTTCTACGGATTTTAAATCCGTTGCATAAACCAGTTCTGCTACGAGGGCAGGTGAAGTTGAGGGCGCTGAGCGGGGCTTCAATCCGCTTTATACAGCATTTCAGAGCAGGTAGGCCTGCCCCCCTCTTCCCCTGGTACGAAACAATAGTGCCTGATCACCATTGTTCCTTTGTGGACTAACGCTGGCCAGCGTGCTTCGCGAAAGCTCCAGAAGCATAGCACGTTTTGAAACGCTCACCAAGCTTCAAACGTCATATTCTCTACAGGATTGATCTTCGGGGTGAGCACGGCAGTAATCGTCAAAATTTTCTTCACCATCGTGCAGCATCTGCTCAAGCAAGGTGATTTGCTTCTGGCGCTTTACATGGGCCTGAAGCTTTGGCAAGAGAGTGGGAATGTAAAGGTGTTCGGCAGCTAGAAGCTGCAAAGCAGTTTGCCTATTGGAACTGCCACATTCAAGCAAAGAGACGAGGAATTGCGCCTCTTGCATAGTTAAATCGCTGTTCTTCATTCCATAGCAGAACTATTGTTTGAAAATCATACTAGGAGATGAGGCTATCAATCCAGCCAATATCATCGTCTTTGCTTGCAGCAAGAATTGCGCCTGCCATTGCAAACGCTAAGTCGTCAATTCCAGAAGCTTTACCACCAGTGACGCTCCATTGTCCGCTGGGTTTGTAGACAACAGTGAGATTCTTTAGTTGCATGATCGCCTTTTCATGGCGATATACGTTGATTTGTCCTGCATTGAACAATTCCCGCATCTTGCTAAATGCCTTCATCTTGGAGCTGACGGTCCAAGTGAGTTCCGTTATGGGAAGGTCGCTTGCCAGGCTTTGAATGGTGCCAGCACTGTTGAACTGGTCCATCACGATGGTGTCAAAAATATATAGACGATGCTGCTCTTTAATCCAATCTTCCACTGCATTGATATTTACTTCCATCCTTCCATTGATTTCAAAATCAGCGGCGAACGAATGGAATTTATCTACGACTAACGTGCCGTTTTCATAGTGAACAATACAAGCAGTGTAGTCGTCACGGCCAACGCCACCACGGGCGGGGTCAAGGGCAAGAACGTAAGCGCCTTGGAATTCAGGGCGGGGTGGTAGAGCCGCTCGACGGTCATCAACACAGGCATCAACAACATCGCTTGCAACAAGGGCTGAAAGATTGCTCGCGAATTGCGCCCCATATTCCACTTTAAACTTCTCTGGGTCACGCTGCCTCTCCGTGTCAAGAAACTCTTGCGAAATGCTTGGGTTCATCTCCCACGTTGGGAGGTTGATAGCCTGCATGAAAGGGAAGCGGCCAGAGCTTGCTTCTTTGAAATGCTGATAGAAGATGCCGTCCGTTAACCATGGAGAAGAAAGTTCAAGGATGCGTCCTTTGCCGCCAAACTGAGCGATGGCGGGAGATAGTGCGTCGTAGATGCCACGGCCTCCACTATTTGCATCGCCTTCAGTGGCAAAAGCAAGCTCGTCAAATACTGCTCCAGCGCAAGCCAAGCCACGAGCAGCGCGGCCTGAAGTGGGAATAGCTTTGAACACGCAATTGTTGCTCAGTTCAATGATGTCGGCAGTTTCTCGGACAATTTCTTGAGCGAAGGGACTGTCAAGAATGAGCTGACGGATGTTGTTGAGAGCAATGCGAGCCTGATCCTGACTGTTGGCGACGGTGACGATGTACCATTTCTCGCCTTTTCTCACGCGCCGACGATATTCATCCTCCAAGACGAAGCACATATAGACGCATGCCACTGCCGCCATGACAGTTTTGCCTGATCGTCGTCCAAGGGCCCACACTGCGTGGCTCTTGTCGGGCTGGAAAAAGTTATCGAGAATCTTCGCCTGTTGAGGATAGAGGTCGAGCTTTAGGGCGTGCTTAGAAAAATCAGAACATTTCAGCATGGCGTAGGTCTATGAGAGGAAATAATGCAGATTGTGGAACAAAATAAGCTGGCCTTCCGCGAGCAGGATCTTTCTTCCATTGTTCCTGCATTGCATCTTCACTTTTCATCCAACCATGGAGAAGAGTGATTTTGTTCTGTATCGTAACCAACACTAAAGTTTTTCCAGGCTTCTCGTCTAATTGGCAGATGAGATCGTAGTCATGACGAGAACGAGTTTTCACGTCGATGTCTGGCGGAAGATCGCAAGATCCTCGTTTTGCTTCTGTTTCTTGATAGAGAAACTGACGAAGATTAAGAAAATCTGCCACTGCCAGTTCGCCAGCAGCACCAAGCTTGTGAATGAAAAGAGCTTTCTCCCCCTGTTCCGGCCCTCCATTGCGTCCTTTTAGGCCTTTTTCCTCGTTGAAACGCTGCCTGCGTACGGCTTCTGACCGTACAAGCTCCTTGTCTTCTTCGCTGAAATGGAAAACGATGCCAAAGCTGGCCATAGTGTGCATAAGCTACGTGCCAATGTAGCCAGGTTCTAGAATAAAAGCAACACATCATGGCCATAAATAAAGCTTATGGAAAACGAAGCAGTTGATCTGGGTCACGCCGGAAGCGGCGGCGTAAGGGCTGATGGCCTTCAGAACGTGCTCATTGGCATGGGCACTGGTCGTGATAAGGGGCAATATACTAAAACTACGGCCACTATCTTCCTGGCTCAAGAAGAGCTAGAAAATCTCTATGGTGAATGGCTTCCTCGTCGCATTGTTGACATTTATGCTGATCAAGCCACGCGGAAAGGCTTTAAAGTTTTGTTTGGCGGAGAAGGCGTTAGAGCCGAGCAGGTGCAAGGCATTGAGCAAGTAATTGAAGACTTATACATCCTTGAACACCTCAACCTCGCAGCAAAAAACTCCCGCCTTTATGGGGGTGCTTGTCTACTTCTTTTTATTGACGATGGGCGTCCCGCTTATATGCCTGTCGATAAACGTAATATCCGTCGCATCGAAGACATTGAGTGTCTTGATCGATGGCAGATTGCTCCCGTTATCAACGAAGAAAACCTCTACGACTATTCAAAGGCCACTTATTATCAGATCATCTCTGGAGATTTAATCAACCAGCCGCAACTAACTTACATCCATAAAGATAGGATTTTGCGCTTTGATGGGGACTGGCTTCCTTATCGCGTGAGACAGCGCAACTATGGCTGGGGGATGAGCAGCTTGCAGACTGTTTATGACAGCTTCCGTCATTATTGGACGGGATTAAATTCAGCGGCTACGCTTCTCACCGAGTTTGACATCTTTGTTCACAAAGTGAGGGGCTTGGCGGCGATGCTTGCTGCTGGCAAGGAAAGCTCCATTCGTGATCGCCTGCAGGTGAACGACATGAGCAAGAGCATCTATCGCGGCTACGCGATTGATGCGGAGAAAGAAGAGCTTGAATTTATTAGTCGCAATTTCGGCGGCATTGGAGAAATCCTTGAGAAGCTGCGCGTGGACATTATTGGCGCCAGCAAGATTCCTCACACTGTTTTGTTTGGCGAAAGTCCTAGTGGCTTGGGCTCCACTGGTCGTAGTGAAGAGCGTGATTTCGCTAAAACGCTTGCTGATTATCAAAGCGTGCATTTCAAGCGGCCCATCAAGAAACTGATGGAGATGATCATGCTGAGCAAGGAGGGTCCGACGAAAGGAGAACTGCCTGAATCATGGCGCATCTCATTCAATCCATTGTTTGAGCTTAATGAGCGTGAGATGGCCGACGTAAGGGCGCGTGTGGCGGCTGTAGATGGCCGCTACATCCAACTGGGTGTACTGAGTCCCAAGGAAGTGGCAGATGCCCGCTATGGCGGGTCTGAATGGAGTATGGAGCTTACGCTCGATCCGTCCGTAGTGCGGGAACTTCCTGCTCAAGTTGGGGGTGGAGCCACCCCCAAACGGGGTGGCGGAGAAATGGCAGTGCCTCCTGGCGGGCGTGATCCTCTCGACGAAGAGAATGGCACGCTTCCCATGGACGGAAGCAGGGAAGTAGAGGACAGCCGTGAGGACAGCGCTGGTCTTTATTTACCCGGCGATCTTGAAAAAGTGCGTGGCGACGTGAAGTTCACTGACGAATCTTTGCATTCACGAGCCGTGAGTGCTGCTAAGGCCAAGTTCAAGGTGTGGCCATCTGCTTATGCAAGTGGCTACGTCGTGCAACAGTACAAGCAAATGTACAAGAAGAAGCATGGCTCACTGACTGGAGCTTTCAAGAGTGATGAAGGCGAACTGCATGCTGATGATCTTGATAAGTGGTTCAAGGAAAAATGGGTGAGGATTGGTGCCAATGGTGAAATTTTTGGCCCCTGTGGCGCCCGTGAAGAGAAAGAAGGCAAACCCAAGTGTCTTCCCGAAGCTAAAGCTCAAGCTATGAGCAAAGAAGAGCGGCAAACAATTGTTGCTCGCAAGCGCAAAGTCGATCCTGATCCAGAGCGCAAGGGACCAGCAAAGAATGTCAGCAGCAAAGTAGATGCGCTTGAGCCCATGAAAGTAGAAGGCCTCATCCTTTCTGACGTTGACGAAGCCTCTTTGATCAACCCAGAAGATATTGATGCTGCATTGAACCAATGGAAAGAGGAAGCGCCAGAGCGTTTTAAGGATATCCTGGAGGCAGAGGATGCAAAGCCTGAATGATCTCTCAACA